ACCTAGAGATGATGAAGGTTATGTACAAAGAGTCATTGCAATAGAAGATGTGCCACTGGAACAGGGAACATGGCTAGTTTTAGGCAGAACACATTCTAAATTAGAATCGTTAAAAGATAATTTAAAAGAACGTGGAATATATTATGAATACAAAAACAGAAAAAGTTATAGACAAAGATTGTTTAGAAACATTCTAAACTACACAAGGTGGACTAACGGAGACAAGTTATCGTTGACAGAGTGTAAAGATTTATTTGAGTTTTTAGAATTAGAATGGGTACAAACAGAAGAAAGATTGTATGGATTAGAAGAGTTTGGGTTTAGTTTTACAGACAATTGGTATGAAGTATTTAAGTCAGACCCAGAAGAAAGCTTATACATACGACAAATGTTATCGAATGGAGAGAAGTTAAACGATACAGCACGTGTCAAACTATCTACCATCCACGCGGCAAAGGGTGGTGAAGCAGACAATGTTTTACTAATATTAGATAACACAAAAAAGATAAGAGAGGCTGTAGAAAAAAATCAAGATAAGCGTGATGAGGAGCATAGAGTTTGGTACGTGGGTGTAACACGAACAAAACAAAATCTCTACATCATGGAAGCAAAACAGGAGAGAAACGGATATGACATCTAAAGCATACAAAAAACAAGTTGGTGGTTCACATTACCAAGACATGGTCATGCAGCCAAGCGAGTTTATAAACAAGAATAGGTTGCCATTTGCAGAAGGGTCGGCTATAAAGTACATATGCAGACATGCTGCCAAAGGAAAGGAAGAAGATATACACAAAGCAATACACTACCTAGAGATGATACTGGACAGGGACTATGAAAATACCAAAGTTTGAAGCACAAACAGAGTGGGCTATACCTACAGAATTTCCAGACTTAAGACAGGTTGATGAAATTGCAATAGACTTAGAAACAAGAGACCCAGATCTTATCAAAAAAGGATCTGGTTCTGTTATAGGTAATGGTGAAGTTATAGGTGTGGCTGTAGCAACAGCACATTACAAAGGATACTTTCCAATTGCACACGAAGGTGGTGGCAACATGGATAAGAAAAAAGTTTTAGATTGGTTAGGAGATGTACTAGCTGCTAACAGCACAAAAATATTTCATAACGCAATGTACGACGTTTGTTGGCTACGTGCTATGGGTCTTAAAATAAATGGCGATATTGTAGATACAATGATAGCCGCTGCAATTACAGACGAGAATAGATTTAGATATGATCTAAATAGTTTATCATGGAAGTATCTTGGCTTTGGTAAAAACGAAGCTGCATTGGCAGAAGCTGCAGCAGAGTGGGGCATAGATCCTAAATCAGAAATGTACAAACTACCTTCTATGCATGTAGGCACATACGCTGAACGAGATGCAGAAGCCACATACGGTTTGTGGCAAGAGATGAAGAAAGAAATTATACATCAAGACTTAGAAGATATATTTGATTTAGAAACAGAACTATTCCCATGTTTAGTTGACATGAGGTTTAAAGGTGTACGTGTGGATGTAGAGGGTGCACACAGAATAAAAAAAGAATTGATACAACAAGAAAGAAATTTACTATACAATATAAAAAGAGAAACAAATATAGACACACAGATATGGGCTGCAAGATCTATTGCAGAGGTGTTTGATATATTAAGATTAGAATACCCACGTACAGAGAAGACACAAGCACCAAGCTTTACAAAAAACTTTTTACAAGAACATAAACATCCTGTTGTTAACATGATTGCAAAGGCAAGAGAGATTAACAAAGCACACACAACATTTATTGATTCTATATTACGATACCAACACAACGGTAGAATACATGCAGAGATTAACCAATTAAGATCACAAACAGGTGGCACAGTTACAGGTAGATTTAGTTATCAAAACCCTAATCTTCAGCAGATACCTGCAAGGAACAAGGATCTAGGACCTAAGATAAGATCATTATTTATACCAGAGGATGGATGTAAGTGGGGTTGCTTTGACTATTCACAGCAAGAACCTAGACTAGTTGTACACTACGCAGCGTTGTATAAGTTGCCGTCTGTGTATGATGTGGTTGATGCGTACGAGAATGATCCTAACTCAGACTTTCACCAGACGGTTGCAGATATGGCAGAGATACCTAGATCACAAGCAAAAGTGATCAATTTGGGTCTTTTCTATGGCATGGGTAAAACTAAACTACAAGCAGAACTAGGTGTAACTAAAGATAAAGCTGCAGAATTATTTAATACTTATCACAACAAAGTACCTTTTGTTAAACAGTTGATGGAGAAAGCATCGAACAGAGCACAGGACAGAGGACAGATACGTACATTGCTGGGTAGACTGTGCCGGTTTCACCTGTGGGAGCCAAACCAGTTTGGTATGCATAAAGCTATGACACACGAAGAAGCACTAAGGGAACATGGACCGGGGATCAAGAGAGCATACACATACAAAGCATTAAACAAATTAATACAGGGTTCAGCTGCTGACATGACAAAGAAGTCAATGTTAGAGCTTTACAAAGAGGGAATAATCCCTCATATACAAATACATGATGAACTTGATTTATCTATCGAGAGCGACAAGCAAGCTAAGAAGATAATTGAGGTCATGGAAAACGCTGTTACACTCGAAGTACCAAACAAAGTTGACTACGAGAGCGGCAAAAACTGGGGGAGCATAAATGATTAAAAAATATATAGAAAAATTTCACACATGGCATATGGTTTATAGACAAGAAATCATATGGTTTGTAGTTGGATTTGTATTAGGCGCTATAATACTATAATGTTATGGCCTATTTAAATGCGAACATACCTGTCACATATGCGCAAATTAGGAGAGAATATTTATATGACCTTAAAAAACATCATGGCGAAGTTGAAGACTGTATTATATTTGGTCTATCGAGTATTACTGGGCGTCCCATCCTTTTTCATTGTATTATGGAAAATGGAGCTGTCTACTATCGTCTACCGATATCTGCGTTTATTCAAAGAGGCTTTGACCCAAAGAACGTTCCTAAACGTAGACTTGATGAGCTGGAGCTTTGGAATTGTTTCAGTTATTATCCTGCTGTTACTTCTTGGGATATTTTAGACGGCCAATCCGGCAAATATATAGGCAAAGATAAGAAATGGCACTATGGTGCTTATCTTTTTACAGTTGATTTTGCTCACCCAGAGAGTAATATAGTAGATACTGATCATTCTGAGATCCCGCACGAACATAAGTGCGCACACATACTTGCCCTAGAAGATGGTAATTATGCGGCACAGCCAAACAATCGACTAATTTGGGACATCCCATCATTTACAGTTAAGGATGAGATACCAGATTGGAAAGTGCAAACATCAGAATGGAACGTAGAGGACACACGTAAATGGAGAACGGAAGATACCGATAACTTCTTTTACGAAATTGAGGAGAAAAAAAATGATTAAAAAAATTAAAAAATTATGGGACAGATGGGTCGAGTGGCTGTTCAAAGGATTTTATAAGTAATTTATGGCCTTAAAAATTTCTGAGTCCGCATCCGTACAAATGCCAATGAAGACGGTTGCTAGTTTGATCGCGATGGTCGCCATCGGGACCTGGGCTTTTTTTGGAGTACAGGAAACACTTAATCAACACTCAACTCAAATAGAGTTGATGCAAAAAGATTTAGATGCTAACTCAGAGTTTAGAATTAAATATCCAAGAGGTGAGTTAGGTCAATCAGCTGGAGAGGCAGAACTTTTTATGATTGTAGAACACGTTAGTGGTTTACTAGAAGATGTGGAAGAAGAAATTAAAGGTATGAGAAACAATGCAGTTAACATAGAATTTTTAAAGAAAAGAACTGAGAAGTTAACTGAAGATGTAGAGAAACTAATTAGAAACGGAAGTCATCAATAATGAAAAAGAAAATTAAATTATCTAAATTTGAATGGGTAAAAAAGAATATAGTAATTGTACCTGTTGTGGCTGCAATATTAGCCGGAACATTTACGTCTGTAAGATACGTGCTTAGTCTCACTGATACAATTGAAGCAAATAAACAAACTCTTATAAATATTGAAAGAGATTTAAAGAATCAAAGAGAAAAACTTACAGATACACAAACAAGACTTTCAGCGGCAGAAGCAACATGGGAGATGGCAGAAAATTTATATAGACAATTAGCAGATCAAGTAAGGGAGCATACATATGATATTAAGGATCTTAACAGGTAATATATTTTGGATATTATTCTTTCTGTTTGTGGTAACATCAGCACAAGCTAGAAACGAGTATCTTAACAACGGCACAAACACTTGCGCGCAGGGTGAGTTTTCAGTTTCTGTTGAACAAAGAGATGATCAATATAATTATAACCATAATAGTCCTAGTAATAATTATGAAGGCACTGATGATGATAGAATGCTAAGATTTACCTGGAGAAAGTATTTAGGGTCAGCATGTACAGATGAGTTTGTAGAAGAACAAGAAAAACAAATGAAGATTAAAACTCAATTAGAAGTTATTAAGGAATGTAAAAGAGTGCCTAGGATAAACCCTCCACCACCAGAGTTTGCAGAGCTAATTAATATGTGTATGAAAGTGGGTGTTATGTCTACTTCTGAATTTGTTGGAGATAGAGATTATGATCCTAAAATTAGTTACTGGACTGTATTAAAACAACAATATATGAAGGATAATCCAGATATAATAACATTGGATAATTATAAAAAATGATAGAAACTGTATTTGCACTAATTTTAACGTTAAACGGGACGATGATAGAACATGTATACAAACCGAGCCTCAGCGATTGTTTGAAATCCAAACGTATCGCGCAGAACGAAGTTAATCCAGAGAGAGTTGTATTTACTTGTAAAAAAGTAAAGGCTCAAACAGAGATATACATGGATAGAAAGAAAATTGTTAAAATATTACCATAATGGAACCTAATAAAAAAAGAAATCCTGTGGCTAAACATTTAAGACGCTTTACACCAAAGATAATAAAGAATAAAAAGATATATGACCGGAAAAATATTACAAACAGAATTAGTCACAGGACATTGTCCGGAGTGTGATGTTCATACTGTTTTAGTTGGTTTACATCATTCAATCTATAGATGCACTAATTGTGGTGAGGACATAGAACAGAAAGTAAATGGTGTTATCAAGTACATGAAAGTTAATAAAGATACAGAGATTAAATTAAGAGAGCTAGACGATACACATGGCTAAGAAAAAGCCGCTCTTCGGTGTCAATACCTATATCAAGAAAACCAATAAAAAACGGCCTGGAAGGCATGCAAAAAGCTATAGCAAACGGGTGCCTAAACGTAAGAAATATAGGGGCCAAGGGCGCTAATGTTCTGGAATATCATTATATTCTTCTTTTTTGTGGATATAATTTTGTTTTTAATACTTGCAATTGGCATCGTCATACACTATATAGGATAGAAAGAAAGGAAATATATGAAAGCAAAAGACTACATAAAACAAATCAACGACTTACCTGAGTCTGAATGGGACAGAATGAAAGAACATATGGATAAGAAATTTCCTAATATGAAAATGCCCAATATGGACACTTTTAAAGAAATGGTAAAGCTCTTCGGAATGAGCATAGAAAAATCAGAAAGAGAGGAGGACGATGAAAAAACTAACAATAGAAGCCACTAATATTTCTACTAAACAATGGAATACATTTTTAATAGAAACAAATCTTATGATTAAAGCATGGAAACCTTATGCAAAGATAACTATGAAAGCAAATGGTTTGAATAAAGTATTGACATGGGGAACAAAAAAAGGCAGAGATCTTGCTGAATCAGATAGGGAGTGGCGATGAGATATAAATACATAGTATCAGACGCAGACGACTTAAACATATGCTCTGAGGTAGAGGGTATGAGTCTTAAAAAAATCATAAAAACTTTAGATCCAAAGAAAACTTTTATAGTTGAATATGGAAATAAAAAAGGTAATTTTCAAAAAAAGATTATCAGAAATGGAAAACATAGTGACTATAACTCTACTATACCTAACCCTGTTAGGTAACATTCAAATGACCTCTTTCGAAATACCATCGAAAGAGAGTTGTGAGTCTTGGTTTCACCACAATGTGAGAGTGCATGAACGTAAACAACGTAAAGCATTTAGCAATCATTACTATCATATGTATGAAGGTAAACAGGTTATAGGCTATATTTGTGGTGGTGATGAACCACAATAATTAGGTCGAACTCACAGGTTTACATTCAAACTTTATTGTAATTCTATCACGATCAACAACATCTTGACCAATCTCTCGCGTCAAACCCATAGCATTTAAATAGCCTGCTGTTGCGCAGTCAAAATGGGTCGTATATTCACCTGCAATCATACGATCCATACACGACATCTGTATCGCTGAACACACCTGCATTATTAATAAAAATTTAATCATT